TTAACTACTTAAATATTTATTATAATGTAACAGAAATGTAACATACTAAATAAAAGAGAATTCCTTATTAAATACTAATCAAAATTTTAATCAATAAAAGGATTAATTGAATGTTTATTAAATAACTTCTCTAAAACTTGTGTTAATTTACCTGTTCCATATTTTGCTTTAGGTTCAAGTTTTTGAAGTTTGTTGAATTGTCGTTTAGATATTTTCTTTATTTTAGGTTTTTCAGTAGGGTGTATATAATTTGTGTATTCTATAATATAATCTGCTATTCTACGCAATAGATTTGGCAAATCTTCATCTCGTTGAAATCTCTTTGCGTTATTTTCAATTTTGCCTAATAGTAAATTACAATTAGGACACAATAAACCACGTATAAGACCTGCACCATTTACGCCATTAGTTTCTTTTGAAGTCTTGTGCTTATGGTCTATATGCGATTTATCTGTTACATCACATCCACAAATAGCACATTTATTTTCTTGTAATTCTAATAATTTTAATCTTAGCCAATTTAGGTCTTTATTAGATAACTGAATAAAACTCATATTTTAGCAATAGTTTTCTTAATATTATTAAATGATTTAGAAGTTAGTTGCAGATATACAAAAGGTTTGAGTTCTTTTTCAGGATTATAATCAGATTTATCAAAAACCATAAATTCATATATAGTTCCTATTTTATTAATAATAGTAACTCTATTTGCAGTTAAATCTATTACTAATCCTGTATCAGATTCATTAGTATATATTGATTTGCCTAATTTTAAGTGATGAAAAGGTTTATAAATGTTTTGCATAGTGTCTTGTTTTGCCATATTAATCCTTATAAATTTGAGAACTATTGAAAATCCATAGGTTCTTCATATAAATGTTTAAACAATGGATTTTTCTTTTCTTTTTGAATTTCAGTCATCATTTCTTTAATTTCATCATCATCAAATTTAAAGATATTTCTATATAGATATTCAACACTAAATAATGTTCCTGAATAATCTCTAGCAGATGAATATATGTTTAATCTTTTCTCAAAATTAGCAAGTTTCATACGCTCTAAATAATAGTTTTCGCCAACGAAAAAGATTTTTATTTTGTCTTGATATTGATTAAATTCGTCTTCACTCATAATACCTTTAGTTATTACGTGTCTTTTTAAAATATTAACAAACATATCAATATATATTTTTCTTAATCTATTAATAAATAGGTAAAATTTAAAATCTTCCTTAGTTATTTGGCTAGAATCATAATCAAAATTCTTATCTTCATCAGATGTTGAAATTCTATTTGTCGGTATTCCTAAAGAACGATAAAGTTTCTTATAGAAATACATAATATCGCCTAATTCGCCTAAGTTACCTGTTTCATCAATTGTATCAACAGAAGTTCCTTTTTGTCCGTTTCTATTAGCAAACCAATAATCTTCAACCATACCTGTAATATGTTGTTGATTGGTAACTTCGCCTGTTTCAGTGTTTAGAAATTTCTTATATTTAAATTGTTCTTGAATTTTTTTCATTGCCATTTCTGCTTTAGAAGTTGGCAAATCTGATACATCTACGTTGAATACTCGCCTTGATATTGAACGTGAAAATCTTAACGGAATTAACAAATCTTCAAGTGTCTTAAGCATATTTGCAGGTTTTATTGCTCTTTCAAGGTAAGATAATATTAAACCTTCCTTATTGTCTATTTTTCCAAAATCTATATGCACTACTTCATCAATATTATACTCATTTATTACTTCTGCGTCAGTTGTTGTTTTTCTATAATTTCTTTGTTGTCCGTTTTGCATAACTCTTGTCAAGTATAAACTATTATATTCATCTACATATTTATAGACACCTTTTTCAAAATCAAAAGTAAGATATTTAGGGTCTATATATTTTAAATTTGCCAACTTGCCTTCGTGATATTCACATAATATATTACCTTGTCCGTCTATATAAATTTGTCTAATTAAATCATAAATATTTTTATCTATATTCATCAATTTTAAGATTTCTTCAAAAGATTCAACTATTGCATTGTCTAATTGCTTATTATCAGTATCACATTCTATTTTTAAAAATTCTTCTAAGTCTTGTGTATAGCAAATTTCATCAACTATTTCATCTATTGCGTCTGATACTTCAGGATATTCGGCTATTTTTCTATATAAATCAATTTTTTCTGCTTGCTTATAAACTTGTGCTGAATTTAATGCTCCTGTTAGATTATTATATTCAGAATCGAAAAATGACCTATATACAAGATAGTCATCAGTATTAGTTAGGTCTGATTGAATTTTATTAGGACTTACATTTAAAGGTTGTTGTGAAGGTTGCTTTAAAAAAGTCTTTTTTAATTTTTCTAACAAAAACATTTAATTTTATTCCTTAGTTTTCTTATATTAATTATTATTTTATTACTTCATTATACTTTATTTATACTTAAATTTATGTTAATTTAATTTTTAATCTCTAATTTCTATAAGATTTTAATATATCTTTAATTTTTTTAGTTTGAATACATTTATATTCATATATACCATTATAATTAGAATTAATAATATATTCAGTTTCTTTCTTAAAATCATTTAAAGTTATAAAATCTAAGTATTTGTCTAAATCAAAATCAGTATTATTAGGGTTTAATAATCCCTTTTTAGATTTTTTAGCATAAACTCTAGGGATTCTTAAAATTATATAATTATCTAAATATTCTATAATTAAATCTTCTATTATTTTCTTATAAGTATTATATAAATCTTGCAAATTATCTGAACTAGGCAACGTTTTTAATAAATAAGAATAATCATATGAATTTGCTATAACTCCAACATTATGTATAACTTCATCTGTTTCTGATTTTATTTCTATATTAAATTCTTTTGCACCCATCGAACTAGCAAATATCAATTTTTTATTATTTTCTTTACAATATTGAATAACATCTATACTAGATAAAATCATTTTCTTAAATAAATTTTGTTTATCAATAAATTGTTCCTTACAACTAGGACTTCCAAAATGGTAAAACAAATCTTGATTATTTAATATATTATTAAAATCAAAATTACTAAGTAAAAATCCATTTTCGCCTGTTGTATTATTAAATTTAATATTATCTAGTATTTCAATAATATTATAGTATTTTTGAGATTTATCTTTTACATCATATCCAAGATAATCAAAATTTAATTTTTTAAGATTTATATTAAACAAAGAATTTATTTCAGATAAGATTTTATTATAATTATCATTAGAAATAATAAATGATTTATCTAAATTTCTTATATTATCTAATTCATCAATAGAATTAATATTATAATATTGTTTAAATTTATCTAAGTTTTGTTTTAAAATAAATTTATGTTTAGATGATAGTTCATAATTCATCATAAATCCTTACACTTTATACTTTAATATAAACTTTATTATCTTTAATTTCTACAACTATACCTAAAACTAATTTAGATTGATTAAAATCATAATCTTTTACACTTATGCCATATCCGTTATCATCTGCAATAATATAATCAGATATATTAACTTTAGTTATATCTTTTACATTGACAGGAACTAATCCTTTAAGTGCTACATAACAGCCGTCAGATTCTGAATTTAGTTTAAGTGCAGGATTTTCTGATACTACACCTATCAATTTCATACTAGGCAAGGTTCGTTTATATTCTGTAATAATACCTTTTTCATCAATTCCTAATATAGTGCCATAATTATATTTTTTATCTGTTTTATATTTTTCTGCTAAGTCGGCATATTTAGCACGTAATGATGTTCCTTGAAAATTTGTAGCATATATATTAGCCCATTTTGCAGTAGTAGAACCCAAATCAAAAATATTATCCATACTAGGTGTATCATTAGTATCACGTCTTAGAAATGAAGTTGAATGCAATCCGTCTAATTTATCAGCGTCTAATCCTGAACCTGCACCAGGTGTTGTTCCTAAAATTTGTGTAATATATGATTTTGTAAATTCATCTTTAGTTACAAAATCTTTTCTATGTAGTCCGTCTAATTTATCAGCGTCAATACCTGAGCCATCGCCTGAAACTGCTACAACTCTTTGTCTAAATGTATCAGAATTCCACCAATCTTTAGGAACTGCATTTGATGATACATTTGTCAAATCTTGTAATTTTTCAGGAAGTCCTATTACATTATTAATTCCTAAAGTATCTAATTTTTCTCTATTTTTCTTAATAAAATTAACTATTTCTTGAAGTTCATCTAAACTTACGTCATCTGAAGTTAAAATTTCATTAATTCTATCTATTAGTTTTTTTAATTCTAATCCTTGTTTTGCTGATAAAGGATTAAATTTATTATCTGTTGTTAAATTATCTACTACTTCTGAATGTAAAACTGCGTCTTCGTGTAGTTTATCAAATTCTTCTTTACTTGCAAACCACTTATAATCTTTTCCGTCTAATCTATCAGCATTTGCAACTTTAATATTCTCTAAACTCCACCTAATTCTTTCATTAAGATATTTAATTGTTACAGGGTGGAATTCATTTGATAATTCGCCGTGTTGTGTTAATTCAGGATTATATTCAATTTGATTGTCTTTTGCTAAATAATTTTCTGCATAAAAATTTGTAAAATCTCTTATATTAATTTCTTGCCAAAAATCTGTTTTTAATTTAGGATTTTTATTTTGATTTTCTTTTAATGCTATATATTTCTTATTTTCATATTGAACTAACTCGCCTGTTTCATAAAATTCAATATCTATCCAATCTAAACAAGGTTTGTCTGCTATAATTTGAAGTCTATTATAAATATCATTTGCTTCTTTTTTAAGTTTTCTAGGAAAAGCATTAATCCTTGTTTCTGTTGCTAATTCAGAATCTTTTAAGGCATAATCTCTAAAAATTTCATCGTAAAAAGTGTGTTTATACATAATCCTAAATCCTAAAATTTGATATATTTTCGTCTTTTGAGAATATATTTAATTCTCTTTTTTATATAATTTCTATCTATATTTATCTTGTGTTTATCAATAATATTTTTAATTATCCATTGTGTTGAATTTAATGATTTTAAATTGAAAAATTTGATTTGCTCTGTATATGCTTCTAATTCACACTCTAATCTATATTGTTTTGAAAATATTAATTTAAAAATATGAAAATTATCTCTTTTATATTGATTAAAATGTATTTTTTCGTGATTATATATAGGTTTTGATTTTATGTTTAATTTTATTTTTGGTGTTCCTAATTTAAATATATAAGGAAATGGATATTCACATTTACCTAATACTAAGCCATATTTTGAAAATTCCATTTAATACCCTTATGTATTTTTGTATAAGTGTATTTATTAGTTAATATAATGTAGTTAGAATAATTTGAGTGATTGAGAAATCCCAATCACTCTTTAAATTAGTTTAATTAATTAGAACTTGTAATGATTTTAAAATCAGAAGTTCCGCTATTGATAAAATGTAAATGAATAAACTCTGCAACATATGTAGGTTTAATATAGATATCAATAACAAGTTTATTTCTACTAATAATATCAGGTGTATTATTAGATTCATCACAGATAACAAGATAATCTTGAACGCCACGTCCTGCTTTAATTGTAGCAAGATATGGATTAATTGTTGATGTAATGTAATTTCTTGTAAATGAATCGTTAAACTCAAATAGAGAGTATTTACTCATTTTGCTTAATGATTTTTCAAGAACTAAGAACAAACGTCTTACGTTTAGTCTATCAAAACTTGAGGGCTTATCAAGTAGTGTTTTTTGACCCCAAAGAACGCAACCTTGACCTGTAAAGATTGTAATAGGGTTAATTCCTGATTTATAAAGTGTATCTCTTTGTCCTTGTGAAGGGCTAAATGCAATTTTCTTAACATTTTTAAGTAATCCACGATTTAAACCTGCTGGAGCATACCACGCTTCCCTAGTTTCAGTTGATTGAACTACAAGACCTGCAACATCGCCTGCAAAATTGACCCATTTATAAGCGTCCATTTCATTTAGATATTGATACTTATAGTTAGAAACTAAGAAAATATAAGAACTATTAACATTCAAATCATTTCTAAATTGAACTGATTTTGAAGTTGCTTGATTTGCTTTAAGACCCACTGAAGTTTCAAAAGGACAGCCAACAATAGCAACACAATCTTTTCTAAGTTCAGCAATATTAATGGCAGAACTAGGATTTTTCTCATTAGCAATTAGAATATCAATATCAATTTCTTCAGCATTTTCAAATACTTTATAAGCATTATCAATATCATCTAATCCAGGTTCAGATTCTGTTCCATTTGTAAGTTTAACAATTTCTTTATCAAGAGAACTTTTAATTGATTTATCTTGATTTGCTTCATTTACTTTTACGTAAATATAACTTGATGTTCTATTAATAGATTCGATATAATTAGATTTATTATTAGAATCTTTAGAATTTTCATCAAGTGAGAGTGTATAAACTTCTTGAACTTGATTTTTATAAAGAACAATTAGTCCAAATGTGCCTGCTGATGGATAATACTCAAACAAATCATCAAGTGCTATGCCGTCTTTAACAAATTTACCTTTTTTAAAATCTTCAGGATTTGCAATAGCAACATCAATATAGTTGCCGTCCAATCCAGGATATTTAGCAATTACTTTAACTTTAGATGTTTCAAAAGCAAATGGTATAGTTGCACTATCTTCAAAAACTGCTTGATTTGTTATAATATGGTCTTGCTTATCATATTCTTTAATATCATAAGCACTGCCTGTATAAGAACTTCCAGGAATTTCTGCTAGTGCATTTTGTGTAAAGTTTAGTTTATAAACAGGTGCATTTGCTAAAATTGTATCAGGTATTACAAATTCATCATCTTCTGTTTCTTTATATGTTACTACAACAAAATTAACACCATTTTGAACTTGTGTATCTAAAGTTTGAATTTCGTATTTATGGTCTGTAACTTCATTAGAAAATGCAAATTTAGAGCCTATTTCAAATACATTAGTTCCTTTGAAACTTGCTATATTTCCGTGTAGTTGTTTAGCAGGTATAACCTTATTAAATACAGATGATTCAGTAAGATTTTTACTTTCCATATCAACATTAAATGTTATTTTGTATTCTGTATCATTTGAAATAGTTTTTGCAATTACTTTACTAGGCACACCTTCAATTGAAATTTCTTCATTAGGTTGTGGCAAATTTTCGCCTTTTATCTCAAAAACAACATCTTTACCTGAAACAGATTTAAATTTAATATCATAAGGAATTATAGTATCTTTAAGTTCTGATTGTTTAGAAACAAATTGCAATCCTGTTTCTTTTAGAGTTCCATTTAAATCACAAGCACGAGAAACATAAATTTTATTTCCGTATTGCAAGAAGTTATAAACTTGATACCAATCATTAAAATTTGATTTAGTTGGCTTACCAAAGTTATCTACAAATTCTTGATAAGATGTAACTAGAACAGCAGTATCTACAAAACCTTTAGTAAAATTACCTGCAAATGCAACTGAAGTTCCTGCAACTGATGGTGCAATAGTTGAGTGGTCTATTTCTTGAACCAAAACACCAGGTGACAATAATTCGCCCATTTAATTTCCTTTAAAATAAATTTGAATATCACATAAAATCGCTAAGATTTTAAAACTCTATGTCTAAGTCTTAGGTTGCCAAAACTCCAAGCATATAAAGAATTCATATTGTTATTTATATTAAATTTTTATCGACAAATTTAACTAAATTAAGGTAATTTTAAGATATTCTTAATCTTAATTTAATATT